TAATGCAAGAGTTGACTATGATGTATTTCAAAGAAAAGCAAAACCAGTAAGAAGACAAGGTTTATGGGCAAGAATGTAAAGGAGTAAATTATGTGTCTAGGTGGTAGCAAAAGTTCAAGTCCTCCTCCTCCAACTAAAGAGGAAAGAGAAGCTGAAATGGAAAGAGAAGCAGAAAGACAAGTAGAAACTGCTGAAAGAAAAGATGCAAGACAAGATGTGCTTGAACAAAATATTACACGAAGAAGAAGAGGTGTAGGTCGTAGATCATTACTACGAGGTTCAGGTGGTGGCATAGGTTTTTATAATGAGTATCAAGACTGATGCACGAAAAAACTGCTGACATGATGATTCAAAAATATGAGAAAGCTCTCGCTATTAGGCGAGAGTTTGAAGAACTCTATGATGAAATATTTGAATATTGTTTGCCACAAAGACAAGGATTTAAAAATTATTCTGCAGGTCAAAGAAGAGATGATAAAATATTTGATGAAACTGCTGTAGTTGGTATTCAAGAGTTTGCATCAAGACTGCAGTCAGGGCTAACTCCAAACTTTGCCAGATGGGCAGACTTTGTTACTGGTCAAGAAGTTCCTGAAGAGGAAAGAGATGATGTTAATAATAAGTTAGATGAGGTGACAGATTATGTATTCGAGGTATTGCAAACATCAAATTTTGCCCAAGAAATACACGAGTGCTTTATCGACTTGGCTTTGGGTACTGCTGTACTTTGTGTCATGGAAGGTGATGCTGTTAATCCTATTCGTTTTCAATCTATACCTTTGCCTCATGTTGTTTTAGATACTGGACCTGATGGCATGGTTGATCATGTCTATAGAGAACGTATGATGAAGAATGAAGATATTATGATTGCCTATCCTAATGCAGTCTTAACATCTAATATGTCAAATAGAATACAAAACAATCCTGAAGCTAAAACTAAAATACTAGAAGTATCTTGTAAGTTATATGACAAACCAAATGAAGAAAGATATTCTTATATGGTTATAGATGTAGCTGATAAACAAATGATTATGCAGGAAACTTATGAAGGTGTTGGCTCTAATCCTTTTATAGCTTTTAGATGGAGTAAAGCATCTGGTGAAGTCTATGGTAGAGGCCCTGCAGTTAATGCTTTAAGTGCAATTAAAACAACAAACTTAACTATAGAACTTGTATTAGAAAATGCACAAATGGCTATATCAGGCATCTATCAGATAGATGATGATGGTGTTATTAATGTAGATACAATAAATCTTTTGCCCGGAACGGTTATTCCGAAAGCACCAAATACTCAAGGACTACAGCCAATTAGAACAGCAGGTTCATTTGATGTAGCTAATTTAGTTTTAAATGATATGAGAAATAATATTAAACGTGCATTGTATAATGATATGTTAGGTGATCCTAATAGAACACCTGCCTCTGCAACAGAGGTGGCAGAAAGAATGGCTGACTTATCAAGAAAGATTGGCTCTGCTTTTGGTAGGCTACAAGCAGAAATGGTGCAACCAGTTTTACAAAGAATAGTTTATATTCTTAAGAAACAAGGTCGTATTGAAATGCCAACTGTTAATGGAAGAGAAGTAAAGATAAGAAGTGTATCTCCATTAGCACAAGCACAAAGCAATCAAGATATAGTTTCTTTAAATAGATTTTTACAAACAGTTGCTAACTCTTTTGGTCCTGAGATATTAAATATACTTATTTCTTCAGAAGAGACTGCACTATATCTTGCTAAGAAGTTTGGTGTACCTGATACATTAATTCGTGATGCTGATGAAAGGCAACAGTTAATACAAATGGCACAACAAATGCAACAACAAGGAGGATTACCACAAAATGCAGCCGAAGCACTTGGGGGTTGATGGATTCCCACGAAGCAAAGATCAAGATAAAATAATATCGCAAAATGTACAATCTTTGTTTAAAACACCTAATGGTCAAGAAGTTTTAAAATATTTAAAGTCTGTAACTATAGAAGCAGTTGCAGGTAGTAATATTTCAGATGCTGAACTAAGGCACTTGGAAGGGCAACGATATCTCGTTGCTTTAATAGTTAAAAGAATTAATCATGCAATGAGGTTAAAAAATGAATGAAGAACAACAAACAACACAAGAATCTGCTACTGAGCCTACATCAGATGTGATAAGTAATCCTCCCACAACTGATTCAGTAGCAGAACCAGTAGCTACAGCTAGACCTGAAGGTTTACCTGAAAAGTTTAATTCATGGGAAGATATGGCTAAATCATACTCTGAGTTAGAGTCTTGGAAAGGTAAAAAAGAAGAAGATATAAAAAATGGATTACTTCAAGAACTAGAAACTGAAGCCTATTCTAATAGACCTGCTAGTGCAGGAGATTATCAGATACCTGAGATATTAGATGATGCAGAAGCAGCAACTAATCCTCTTCTTAAATGGTGGGCAGATTATTCTTGGAATAATGGATTGTCACAAGAAGAGTTTGATGAAGGTATAAATAAATGGGCAGAGCATACTCCTCAACCTAATTTAGATGAAGTTAAAGCTTCATTAGGAGATAATGCAAATGCAAGAATTGAATCTGCACAGTTGTTTATGCAAAAGTTTTTTCCTGCAGAAATGCAAGATGCTGTGGCACAGCTTGGCACAAGTAAAGAAGGTATAATGGCATTAGAACTTATACAAGAAAAATTTAAAGGAACAAACCCACAGCAAGAAGTTTTACAACCAAGTCAACTAACGCAAGGTGATCTTGAAGCAGCAATGCGTGATCCTAGATACTGGGATAATAAACAAAGAGATATGAATTATGTTAGAGATGTCGAAGCCAAGTTTAAGAAACTTTATGGGTGAAGGTGTTTATGATGGCTTTAGTATTGCTAAAGCTACATCAGAACACGCTAACATATTACAACATAATCTAAGAGATAGTGATGTACGAGAATGTATAATACATGGTGCATCACCTTTTCGTGCTTTAATGTCAGGAATTAGAGAAAAAGGTGAAAACTATACTTGTATTATAGATAAAGAACCTATTTGTATGTTTGGAGTTAATCCAATTATGCAAATGATGATAGGAAGAATATGGCTTCTTGGTAGTTATGAAATAGAAAAAAGAAGTCGTAAGTTTATAAGATGGTCACAATCTGTAGTAAATTATTATCAAAATCAATATTATCAACTAGAAAATATAGTTCCTGCAGATCATATGCAAACAATAGAATGGTTAGAATTTTTGGGGTTTGAAATAATGAAACCTGCAATAAAATTAAATAGTTTTAAGGTTTTTCGATTTGTTCGTTGCAAAGGCAATAAAATTTTGATAAATAAAGAAGAACAGCCTATTCAATGTTGATGGCCCTTTTGGATAACTAGATGACACAAAGAGTAGATAACTGGAAATGTAAATAACTTTTAATAGGAGAGTGTAATGGCTAACA